CGAACCACCAGTGATGCCGATGAAGTACTTGGCCGAAACCGCCGCGGCGTTCGCCTGAGCGGTGCCTGAGACCAGCGTGGCCGTGGTGAAGGTGGGCGCAGCGACATTGGCGAGGTAGTTGTCCCACACCAATTCCCAGTTGTCGAGATTACCGGACATTGATTTCTCCTTGTTAGAACTCGTCGTCATAGTAGTTGGCGAGAAGGCTAAGAACGTGAATGTGTCTTACAAGGTCTTTCGGAAGGTCGGCTTGACCTCGCGCAGGTCGGCGCCGCACATTCCGCAGAACCGCGGGCGACCGAGCAAGCCAATCCACAGCGGCCACGCTTTGTAGCAGTACGGGCAGACGATCACGCGCTGCGCTTCTCGCGGATCCGTCTCGCGATTTCGCTCTCTTCGGCGGGTGGTGTCACACGAGGCTTGGGTCCGGTTCCTACTGGTGAAGAGATCGTCGTTGGTCCGGTTCCGTAGACCTCGTTGATGTAGTACGTCAATGCGTCAACGATGTCGTCATGTGCCCCGTGGTTGAAGGCCGTGCAATTATGAACCGTTCCTCCGGTAGTTACATAACTCTCATCTTCGTCAACGTGAAAGTTAATCACCTCGCATGGCCCTGTATCGGCCACGCTTCGAACCCAGAAACCGAGTAACTTGTCGCCGTCGTCATCAGCCCACACCTCCGTGGTGCGAGATTTTGCATTCATATCGACGGTGAATGTCGTGTGCCGACCTTGAATACGACGCTCGGGGTGAAATCGTGGAGTTGCTCGCGTCAATTTGGGCCACACTCCCATACGGGTGGCGATCAATCGCATCCCCCATGCAAGATGAGGCGAGACCGTAGTACCACGCCCATCGTGACCGTCTCCATCAAGCCATCCGTCAATAAGACCCTGATGAAATACAAGAGGTGCAGCCCATGCCCACTCAGGGATTCTCTTACCAAATGCCTTATGCCCAAAGGATTTAAACCAGCGCTCGAGACGCGGAAGGCTCGCACTAACCACGGTGCAGTTTGGTGATCGAACTGCGGTGAATGTCGCTGATCGAATGCCAAATCTATCTAAGAGCAATGACTGAATCTCGTCGATAAAGGAAATCTCCGCTGCATTGAATGACCACTGGGCTCTTCCTGACGAATAACTGCCCTCAGCAAGCCACAGGCCACAGAATCGACCGAAATCGTAATCAAGCTTCTGTGCATATTTCAACGATTGAGCGCGAACACTGTTGACGCTGATGTATTCACCGTCATCGGTCACAGTGAGACTTCGAGTTCCGGATTTTGGCTCTCCTGGGTAGTCGTACCATTCACGAAGATCGATTGACTCCACCTCATAGTCCTCGTCGAGCACAGGAAAAGTAAGCGCGTCACTCATTTTTGGAGACGGCTGAAGCGTTCCATTCGATACTCTGCGAAACGCACGAGGTGAAAGTTCGCCAGCCGCTTTCCACGCAATCGCTTGGGCGAACTTGCCATTCGGTTCACTAGCGTTGCTCATCACCATAGAGAGGACTGGATGTTCCGGAGTAAGGCGCAAAGGATCAAGCGTCTTAGCAGTCAACTCGATAGTCGCAGGGGCTTGACGACGGCTGACTTCCAGAACTTCGCGGAATCGTCCCAGATGGGTTAAAACCCAGTCTCCCACTACAACTTCGCTTGCTTCGATTACACCTCGTCGTGTGAATATCATGGTATTTATACTAACGCACTCATCAATGAACTGTTCGACGTCAAAGGTCAACTCTGGTATGGCTTTTGATACCGCGACTGACGGGAGATAGATGTTGCCGGAACGAATGATCGGGCTCGCGGCTTCCGCGCGGGCTTCCTTCGATGAGGTTGGGTTGACGGGTATCAATCCTGCAATTTCGTGACGTAGGGCTTTGTGAACCTCGGGACCGTTCGCCCTGTTCTCGAAGTACTTTCGCTTTGCCTGAGGGAACAGCATTGAGACTCGCCTCATGGCGTCAATCGTCCTCGGCAGGCTGAGTCTGTCGCGCACCTGATAGATGAGAAATGAGTCCGCGCCCTTCTTCGCCCAGACCTGACCGACAACGAAGTCGCTCGTCTTGGTCTCCTTGAAAGCGAAGTCCCAGGATTGGACGAGTTCATAGCCTCCTTCGACGTGGAACGCGCCGCCGTGCTGAACCCACATCACTCGCTCGTAGCGTTGCCACCATTCACGCAGAAGGATCGCTCCGGTGCCCGGTGTCGGATTCCCCTGATACAGCGCGGACCAGTATCTTGCTGACGTCGCGTTCTTCGTCGCCTCCCAGTCAGCGTTCGTTCGACCACGAGCTGAGACCATGTACTCGCCTACTTCACGCCCAAGGATGTCACTCTCACCCTTGGCAGCGTTGAAGTCAGCCTGGGCGGGGATGTTGACCACCGTCCAGTCGTCGTAGTCCTTCACCCCGCTCATGATGTCCTCATCACGCTTACGGATCAACTGCCCTGCAAGATCGTTGTCTGACCATCTCGTCATCGTCAACATTACGGGCGCCCACGGTGCCAAGCGAGGTCTGGCGGTCGTCTCCCACCACTCCATGTGCTGGCGCGATTGCAACGTTGAGTCTGCGGCTCGGATGTCCTTCACCGGGTCGTCGATGTTCATCAGGTCTGACGGGTGGCCGGTAAGACCACCGCCAATGCCGATCGCGTACACTCCACCACCGGTCTCGAGCATCCACCGGCCCATTGCCTTCTGGTCCCTCATCAGACGAAGCCCGATGTCGACGTTGTTCGAGGTGCCGTCAAAGAGTTCGATGTCGCTTCGCACCTGATAACTGAACTGACCGGCGTTCACCCCGTCGTAGGAAACCAGCGTGATTCGAAGCGCCGGGTACTGACGTAGTAACCATTCAAGCCCGTAGCGACTTACGCGGCTCGACTTCCCTTCTTGTGGGCTCATGCTCAGAATCAGGCGAGTGATGCCACGGCTCGGGATCTCTTCGGTCGCTCTCTCAATGGCGATCTTGTCGTTGACTCCTTGCGCTAGTAGTTCCTGCAACCGTCGACGTCGTGCGTACATGACCTCGATGGCCTGACTGATCTGCACGAGTTTCGAGTCGATTATCGTCAACGCAGGGGTTTGGACGGTGGCCGGGTCTAAAGAAACTGCCAGGTCACCGGGCGTCGGATACTCCATGATCCGCTGAATCCTGCGTGTCTCTACACGCACTAATTCCTGTTCGTCGGGTCTCAGCGCGTTCCACTTGGCTCGACGTTCGGCCTCGGGGAGTTTGATGAACTCTCTCGCTGAGGGTGAGAGTAGTTTCACTTACTTCGCATGAAGTGTTCAGCCAGGACTTTCCTCACGAACGCAGAGGGTGCGATGTTGAGCGTCGAGGCTTCGTGTTCGATTCTCGCTCGCAGTTCGGGTTTGACTCTGACGTGCAGGAGTTCGGTTCGGTTCTGGCGCTCAGTCATCGTGGGTCGAATCTCGCGCAGCAATTGAACCCCGAATCCCAGTTGTGGAATCGCCGCTGAATTCCGCATCGCGCGCACTTCTTTTCACCTGCCAACGCGTCTTCGTGTTTCTTCTGCCATTTACGGTCAGCGCGAGCCTGACGACGTTCCTCACGACTCCACCTGGTTAATTCATCCCAGATGTCAGCCATTCGGCCACCGATCGAAGACCACGCCATCGGGCATCGTTACTGCACCGTTCGGCGCTCGAACTGGCATGGCCTTTAAGACCACGGCCGGCGTGTGCTTGGCGTCACGCTCACCCTTGTCAATCGCCATCTCGATTGCGACGAGGACGAACTCGGTCTTCGTGCAGTTGAGTTTGGCGACCTGCTTCAAGAGTCTCTCGTTGAGGTCGTCGGAGATTCGACAGGAGACGGTGTTAGCCACGATCTTCTTTCTCGAACGTCCGACACGGACAGCGGCCCCATAGCGTGGTTTCGTGGTTCCCGTTGCATCCTGTGTAGAGCGGTCGCTTGCCGAAACCAAAGGCAAGAGTTCCGTGGTCACCGATTGAGTGGCCGCATTTGCAGATCATTGGAAGCAACTCGTGTTCGGCTCGTCAAGGTCGAGCGGCACCATCATCGCCGCGGTCAATTCGGCCATGAACTCGTCCTGGGCTTTGCGTCGTTTGAAATACCACCAGCGAATCTTCATTGATCGCGGAATCATGATGAACGCCTTATTGGGATCGCGGTTACGCCTCGCGACCGATACTCGCGATTCAGAGATTCCTATTTCACTCATCGTTACTGACTCCGTGAACTTCGAGCATGTGCCTATTGAAGTCAGCGCGAACTCCCGCCATCATTTCTTTCGAATCCTCGTCGGGTTCACAACTGTCCATTGCGTTGTAGCCGCAATATATGCAGATGATTCCGAGGCTCAACGTTCCTGGCATCAGGTAGATGACGTCACCGTTCTCATCAGTCAATGGGTGAGTTCCGACGACCGTTATGTTTCCGTGTTCGCCCGGAGCCCAGTCAGCACTTGAAACGATCTGCACCCCTTTGAATGGCCTGAACTGAACGTTGTCGAACACCTCCACGAACGCGTCGTCAGACTCTTTACTCACGATTGTCCTTCAGCGTCGGTGAGTCAGGGAGTTCGAAGATCGTCCCGCACTCGCAACAGCCGTGCAGGGTCACGAGGTTCACCACTGGGTCGCATTCGTAGGATTCCACGCCCTGGCGCTTCATCAGCACCGCGACGTCGACGATTTCAGCACTCGGCAGGTTGCAGGTCGAGCACCAGACTTGGGTCGACTCTCCTATTCGCTGGCCGGAGAGTTCGACCATGATCGGCTCAAAAGAGATGATGGGCGGGTACTTGGGGAGCCAGTCAGTCATGGCAGATTCTTCAGTCTGTACTCGGCTCGCCAAATGGCGTTCTTGTCATCCCATCCGAGAAGTTCTCGTGATTCCTTCGTGTCATCTGAACCGAACGTGACGTACTTCGTGAGATCATCGAGGTTCATCCTTGCCTGCAGAAGATTCATGCATGGATAGTGAAGAACGTCGTCGCTCGACATGTAGCCAGTCTGCCCCTGCTTCCACAGGAATCGGTGACCGCACTCAGCGCAACGGTTGAACAACCATCGCTTCACGCGATCGTACGGTCGTATCTGAATTCGGAGGTGGCGAACGTGACGCGCAGCGAACTTCAGCGTCGTCCACGAAAGCCCTGACGAGAATCGGCCCTTACAGATTTCTCCGCTGTCGTGACCATTGGGCTCGACGTGCCAGACGGTCACGAATGACTTGTGGTACCGGCGCTTCCACGATGTCTTCTCCCACCACGGATACCGGATATCGAACAGAACAACCATCGGGTCATGCATCCTCGCTCGCCTCCTCAACTGCCTGGGCTTCCAAGAGAACCTTGAACACGTCCTCACCAGAGAGTGCGATGTCGATTGAACCTCCATTGGGGCCAGAGACTTCGGTCGCTGATTTCGTTGAGTATTCGTCACTCGCCTGATGTGTGAGCTTGAACTTCGCTGTTGAAGTAGCAAGGGCTCGATCGGCATCAGAAGCGTTATTCCATCGCTCTTTACCTGATCCTGATTCCAGCGCGAATGCCAAGACTGTTTCGCACCTTCGGAGCCATTCGTCTTCGACTACGGCACTTGCTGCAAGAAAAGCGATGCACTTGTTATCAAAGGCGTTTCGCTTAGTAGGGGTCTTTTCCAAGGCTGCTTCGCCACGGGCCTTCCAGTTCTTTACGGTCACGATGCTGACGCCGGAAAGTCTGGCTGATCGTTCCCAGGATATTCCGAGCCTGCGATTGGTGAAAATCTGCTCTTGCACCTCGTCGGTCAGTGACGGTGGTCTGCCCCCTCCGTGAGGTAGGACCTTGCGACGTCCGTCGACTTTCTTTCGGGGAGTGACCATTTGTCACACATTAACAAAATTCGAATGCGTTTGTGTGACAAACTCTAAATGTCTGGCGCTGCTCGCTCGCTTCTTTGAGGTCCAGAAATGGGGGTTGCGCTATGACGTGGAGATCCCATGATTTCGAATGGGACTCTCCACAGGTCGTCAGCGTGACTCGGGCTCGACGCCTTAAGGGAAACTGCGTTCTCATCCTACAGCGAAAGACCCCCGGGAAACGATCCGAGGGCCTTTCTGAGTGTCTCCTTTCCGTGTGTTACAAAGTCATGTCTCGTCCAGCAGTCTCTGAATAGAAGAAGCCACGAATTGTGCTTTTTCGAGTGTGTCGCGTCGAGTTAATTCATACCCGTGTCGAGTGATGGACCACTCCGCTATCACGTCCGAATCGCGGGTTGGCGAATACTTGCGCAGCGGCCTCAGAAGCCAGTCACCAGCAACGAATATCTCGCCAAGAAATCCAGTTCCCTCCCACTCCAACACTGGTGCTAAGGGGGGTGAAAGACGAGATTCGTGAACGTTCACGGCATACTCGCGGCACATGCGCGACAAATCCGCCAGGTCGCTATCGTCCAGTATCGGCGCGAAACGCTCCAAGATTTCGTAAAGTTCTGTTGGTTCGCTCATTTACGGCTCCTTAGGGGCCGACAGTGGGAGTTTTCGGCGTTGTGTGCGCTGACAAAAGGGGTCATTTTGTTTTTTCCTTTTCGACGAAGACTTGACCCGGCGCGAGTTTCTTGAGAATTGACATGAGGAGGCTCATTCTCATCGTGATCTCTTGGGTTGACCACGGCATACTGTCATTTCGCGCAATTTCCCCCGAGAATTGGTCTCGATATTTCGGCCACTGTTCGAGTGCTGCCGTGGAGTTAAGTCGGTCACAATGGCCGTCCAGATGCCTCCAGCGAAGCCTGAGACGACGCCGCTGGCAAGTCGCATGGCAGACCTCGCAACGCGCGTTGCTGGTCGCCTGACCTACAAGGCGATTACTCGCTAATTCCTTCGGCTTCAGCGCGGTCCAATTCTTCGTCCGCGCCAGACTCCACGAGGGCTTGCGCGACCTCTTCAGGGTCGTTGCCGACAAGGGTGAATCGCTCGTCCAAATCGGGTTTGAATTTGCGTTCCATGACATCATTCTACGCCCGAGCGCCAGTGATTTAGACGGTGTAGCGTCCGACTTAGTAGCCCATCAGAGGAGATGAAATGGCGAAGTACTACTGGACGATCAATAAAGAAGAAGACCCGAGATACCACACGAACACCGGATGCTTTGAGGGATTGAAGATCAAGAAGGAGAACCGACGAGAGGGTGACTCCATCCCCGCTGACCGGACTCTCTGCGAAGAGTGCTGAGTCCCTAGTCTCGCGCCACTCGGCTTGAGCCTGGTCCCATTGGTGCCAGTGCCCATCAGTTCCAATGAAACTCGCGTACCACTGGCGCATGAGTTCCCGCGGTTCACCCGTGTAGTAGTGGTAGGTGGGTACAACACGACCCTCTAGGGGCATTCGAGCGCCGAATCCTTTGGGGATGGGAACGAGTTCCCAGTTCACGTCCGTAAGTCCTTTGTCCCATGCTCTGCGCACAAAACACAGTGGGCACCTAACGCCACCGGTTGAGCCGTCCAAGCCACAGTCCATGATCGAATCCCAGATTTCAAAGGGCGCGTGCCACCGGATATTCAGCCCTCCGCAGTCCGCACATGGTCCATCGCCGAGCCAATTACCGGCCATGAGTGGCCTGATTTATGAGTTCATTTCGACCCTTTTTGTCAGCGCACTCGTCGCCGAGTTTTCGGTAGCGCGTCGTTATCCAAATCTTGCGCCTACCCGCATCGACAATCGTGTAGCACTGATGAGCAGAGCAGCGCGTACAGTCACGACACTGGCCCGGCGCTCTACCTCCATCCGGCTCAACGCCTTCGGTGGTCCATTTATGACGATGAATCATTTTACGGCTCCTTAGGGGCGCTGGAAGATGGGGAACACTTCATGCGCTTCTTCCATTTTCGCGGTGACTCCACGACCCAATCTCGCCAGCACGGAAGAACACGGACGCTCCCTCGCTCAATGATTCCGCTGTTTCGCGGTTGGTCGTTAGGCCACTGCAACGTCCAGCGACGGTGACAGGAATCGCACTCCCACACGTCGCCGTCACGGTAGTTCATTGAGTCATCGTGAACCAGATTGCGCCCGATCATCTCGCTCGGCAATCCGAAGCGACCCGTCGTCATTGCTTCGGTGATGAGTTCGAGTAGTTGCGCGACTCGACAAGTGTGGGCCGCCGGACGCCTGCTAATTACAGTTCCGCTCATAGTTCCCCCGTCACTGGATGCCGCTCAATACTTTGAGGACACGTCTCGGCAGTGTGACCGTTCCGTCCGCACCAATCGCATTTCTCTCCCATTCGCTCGGCTACAATCACAACTTCCCAGATAGCAACGCGAATTGCGTCTTGGGCTATCTCTCTCGCGTCCGCCATCGACACGTCCTCGGGCTTGAACCATTCCTTGGTCAAGGCAGCGTCAGCCATCGCGTAAAGAGCTTTGGCAATTGACTGGCGCTCTTGACTGCGCCCCGCTTCTCGCGCCGCCTCAACGACATCATCTAAAGTCGCTTCACTCATTTCACCCCTCCGTTTCAGGTGTAGGGGCGTTGGAAGATGGGG